TATTAATGCTAATAATGATGGTTATCTCTACACATCTGATGGCAATCTTTCAATTGGTACGGCTAATTCAACTTCTACTTTCAAGTTTATAAATTTCTTCGTAGGCGGTTCTCTTGCAGTCAATGAAGCAATGCGTATTCAGGACTTTGCAGGTGGTGCTAATGTTGGTATAGGTACCACTAATCCACAATATACACTTGATGTTGCAGGATCAACAAACGTTTCTAGTTCATTGTTTGTTGCAGGTCAAAATGTTCTATCAACTTTAAGTTCGGCATTTGGTTTTGCTAATGGTGTATCAACCAACACTATTGCTGCTTTTGGTCTTACCAATACAACTTATACGGCAGTTAATAGTGCCTTTGGTGTTATTAATGCGGCCTTTGGTGTGGCAAACACCGCACTGTCAAATAATCGTTTCGTTTCTTCTAAAGCGAGCCCATATGGTTTAACTATTTCTGATGTTGGTTCCGTAGTTGCTGCTACAGGAACAATTTTTGTTCCTAATGCTGTATTCTCTGCTGGTAATACAATGTATATTTTTAACAATACATCATCATCAATTACCATTACACAGAATACAAACGTATCATTAAGAGCAGGTGGTCTTACCACTGGTAATAGAACTCTTGCTGCAAACGGCCTAGCACATATAATTTGCGTTCAAGGTATTGGATCTAGTGGTAATACATTTGTAATGTCAGGAACTGGTCTGACCTAATAGTGGTATAAATAAGTAAACAAACAGCGGAAAAATCACAATGGCACAACAATATATTAACATAGGTACAGTTCCTAATGACGGTACCGGCGATGTAATGAGAGTATCTTTTACTAAGGTTGATAATAACTTTAGTGAACTTTATACTTCTGTCGCTAATCTTACTGCTAATTTAGAAAATATATCAGGCATCTTTATTAACTTTGGTGGTGAAATTCAGAATAAGACCGTCGAGGCTTATAATACTGCTAATGCTGCTTTTAATTGGGCCAATGGAATTTACTTTGCCGCACAAACATCATTTGTTATTGCCAATACTGCTAATGCCGCATGGGCAGCTGCTAATGCTTCATATGATTTAATCTCATCAACAAGTGATAAATTAAACGTTGCTTATTTAACATCTAATAGTGCATTTGGTTCCGTTAATTCAGTAGGAACATTTGCAAATTCTATAAATTCTATCGCCTATGGTGCTACAATCAATGCAGCGGCCGCTTTTGATCAAGCAAATGCATTGCAATATTATGTTTCAAGTTCATTTGATCAATCTAATAGCACTTTAGGATTAACTGTAAGTGCAGTATCCGGTCTTACTGCTAATACAACTTCAGCATATAACTATGCCAATAATATTGGTTATCAATTAAGATACGCATTTGGTGTTGCTAATGCAGGATTCAACCAAGCAAATGCTGCAATATATAATTCCAATTATGTCGGTACTGTTGCGAGTGGAGCATATGCTTGGGCCAATGCAGCTTACAGTTTAGGATCAGCAGCAATTCCAAAATATAATGGTATTGCTTATACATCATTTAGAGTTCAAGGATCTTTATCTGTTGATAGTTCAGCAACTTTTGGTACTTATAGTTATATTGATGGTAATGGTGGTGTTTTCAGAACAGGTGGTGGAAACTACGGTATTAGAATTTATCCGGGTTCAAGTGGTTCTGGTATTCTACAATTCACTGACCAATATCAGTCAACACAGTGGGGATCAGTTGTTGTAAATGGTGGAGCACTTAGTTTAGGAACAGATATAAACACACCTGTCTATATAAGAACAAATGGAACTAATATAGGTCTTTTCAACACTGGTGGATTCTGGAGTCTAAATCAAATTTGGGCCTCAAATGATATTACTGCATATTATGGATCTGATATAAAACTTAAAGAAAATGTGACAGTTATTGAAAATGCTATTAATAAAGTTAAGAAGATCCGTGGTGTGGAATTTGATTGGACGGATGATTACATTAAAGAAAAAGGTGGTGAAGACGGATACTTTGTTCGTAAACATGATGTTGGTGTTATTGCACAAGAAATTGAAAGAGTCCTTCCAGAAGCCGTAGCTGTAAGAGAAAACGGTATAAAAGCTGTCAAATATGAAAAAATAATCGTTTTATTAATTGAAGCCATTAAAGAGCAACAAAAGAAAATTGAAGCACTTGAATCTAAGATAGGATAATACAATGCCAATCTCTATCCCATCTATGAGTCAAATTGCAAGTATTGTTAAAAATGGCATTACTCAAATCTCTATGAGTGATCCTAATGTTAGATATCTTTTAGGTTCTGCATCTGGTAAAATATCACTATCACAAGCAGTTGGTAAACCTGTTGCAGGTTCTCAATCATTTACTACTCCTGGTACCTATTCTTTTTTAATTCCTGCCTACAAAACTTTAAGTGTTACCGTAGCTGGTGGTGGAGGAGGCGGTGGAGGTGGTTCAACCGCTTTCATATATTGGTATTCAGGATCCGGTGGAGGTGATGGTACCGCAAGTATCTTTGACGGTGTAATAGCAAATGGTGGGCAAGGTGGTGGATCACAACCTAGTTTGGGTGGAGGTGGTCTTGGTACTGCTTCAGGTGGTGATAGTAATGATACAGGTGGTGCATTTAACGGTGGATACGGTGGTTCAGGTAACGGAACAGGACCTTCTGTACCAGGGGGAGCAGGTGGGCTTGCTGTTAAAACTTGGACTTATATTGCAACACCTGGATATCCAGCATGGAATACATATTTAAGTGTAGTAGTTGGTGCTGGAGGTGGTGGTGGAGGTGGTAATGCTGGTGGTGGTAACGGTGGTAATGGTGGAAACGGTTACGTAAACATTAGTTGGAGTTAATAATATGACAAATACCAAAAGACCTCCTTCTCCAGGACCTAATTATGTTTGGTGCCCTTTTAATAACAACTGGGTTGACAAGTCATTACTTCAGAGTATATTTGAACCTTTTTTTCTAGCAAATAATATAACCGAATCTGGTTTTGATTATGATAAATTAACCGATGATCAAAAACAACAATTCCAAACTCTTATACAGGATCTTAAAGATAAATTAAATAATGTATAAAATTGTTACTAGACAATGGATTAATGATGATGCAATTTTTTACTGTTATGGCCAAAAATATGATAAAGATGGTCTTTGCAGAATAATAGACTATTGTAAATATAAATTAATAGAATGTGGTGCTAAAAGAGGTCATAAAATAGGCGTCACACTTTTACCTACCGATATTTTTTATACAGCATTGCTTTTTGCCATATTTGAGTTAGGATTAAAACTTACCGTCTTACATAGATTTCATTCACCAAACGAAACATTTAAACCAAAAGCAAAAGCACATATGCCTTTGGATATTTTTGTTTGTTATGATGATAAAAATACAATGTATGCATTTGATCTAACCATACAACATTATATTAAAAACTCAGATAAAGTTATTTGTATTACAAAAGAATGGAACTTAACCAATTCTTTAAAATGTTCTTATGAAACCCCTGTGTGGGCTAGACCAGGAGATGATATACTTTTATGTAATAGTAGTGGAACCACCGGTGATCCAAAACTAATATATCATAACCATGAATACATTTATGGTCTTTGTAGTTATAACTGGCACCCCATGGAACTGGAAAATAATGATGCCGTATTCCATATGTCTTCTATAAACCATGGTGCTTCTCTTAGTGTGTTATATCTTCCATCTATTCGTAAGTGCAAGACACATTATCTTTCTGTTCAACACTTAGTAGAAGCAGACAAAGGATATCCTTATTATATCTTTTTGACTGCTAAAGATCGTGATATCACCAAACTATTATCTCCAAACGCATCTATTACCGATTCTATCATTGATTCTATAGAAAAAGATGATATTGGTTTACCAGACACCACTATCATAGTTGTATCATTTATAAACCCAAAGTGGTTAAAAGTTATCAAAGAAGGTAAACTAAAGAAAATCATTAGTGCATTTGGTTGTTCTGAGACAGGTGGACCATTGCTTGTTCCTTACATAGACAAGACCACAGAAAATTTTAATCCTTTGTTTTTAGGTAAACCAACCACCGGTTTCTATGATACAAAACAAATTGATGGGCTACTTACAGTTGATCTACCGAACGGTAAAAGAGTTATAACCGAAGATATAGTAGATGAAAAGGAAGACGGTTTATATTTCATTAGAAAAAATAAATTAAGAAAAATTAATGATATTGAAATAAATCCATTGGATATAATAGAAAAGGCAGAAAAGTTTTGTTCTAGAAATAGATTTGAGGTTGTAGTGGATGAAATCTATAATGAACTTTATATTGTTACGGATAGTAAAGAACTTGTTGGTCAAGAAGAAGAAGTTAAAAGTATTATAAAAGAAATATATAATTCCGAAGTTGAACTAAAAAGTGTTTTGTATATGAAAAACTATTCTTTTGTAACGGTTGCTGTAAAACCAGATAGAGATAAGTTACTTGAATTTATTGATTCGGAGAGAAAAAATGGTGATGTTTGAACCACAATCCGGAGAATGGCTATTAAACAAACATAGCATATACAAAGAACTCCGAAATAGTCAGACAGCATATTGGAGTGAAAAGTATAACCTTTATGTCATAACCAGATATGATGATGTCTATTATATACTGAGTAATCCAGAGATTTTCTCATCAGCAAAAGGCAATTTACCTTTTGATTATCCTCCTAGATTTGGTCATACCTTAGGTACGAGCGATAATCCTTTGCATAACGAATACAAAAACCTTTTAAAAAATGCTTATACCAAAGACAACATAAAGAGAGTTGTTGATTTGTTTTCCAAAAAAGCAATTGAGTTTTTTGAAGGTCAAACACAATTAAACGTTTCGGAAATTACAAAAGAACTAGCATCATGGGCTATTGCGGAAATTTTAAATTTTCCTTTAGAAAAAGATTATGTCAAAAATATTATATCAGAAACACAAGAATGTAGTCAACATGCGGTTTATTCGGATCATATTGAAAATTTTGAAGAAAGAAGTCGTAATTTAAGCATTAAATATAGAGTGTTGGATAATGTAATATATGGAAATACACCTTCTAAAGGTCCTGGTGTGTATAACGAATTTTTAAAAACTTTTAATGATCCTATTTTAAAAGATCAATCTAAAACATCACTATTCACAGGTGCTCCTACTATATCTGGTGCTGGTTCATTGATATCAGCATTACAGTTTCTTACATTGGACCTATATAGAGAAAACAAACTAGACATATTATTGAAAGATAAATCTCTTATTCCTTTTGCTATAAACGAATCTCTAAGATTCAATACTCCTACAGGAAGATTTACCAGAACCACAACTGAAAAAATCACTATACATGGTGTTGATCTAAAACCTGGAGATAGAGTGGCCGTTTGTTTGGATTCTGCTAATAGAGATCCTAATAAGTTTACTGATCCTGACAAGTTTGATATACATAGAGATACCTCAGGCCATTTGGCATGGGGTCATGGAGTCCATTCTTGTATTGCTCTTGCTATATCAAAAGAACTAATGATTGCCTATCTAGAAATATTACTAGATAAGATTGGTAGATATAAAATTGTAACAAAAGATTTCGATTTGATATATAAGGTATCTGCTACAGGCACAGGCGATACTATGATCAACATCATTTTAAATAAAGAGTAGACATTATGGGACTTGAAAAAAACTTATCTGATGCTTTAGGCATTGACCATGAAACTCCTGCTGTACCAAAGCAGGAGATAATGCCGTATGAACCTCCACAAACTCATTCGGATGCCGAAGAAGATTATCTATTAGCCAGAAGAGTTCTCAGAAACCTTATTGAAAAAGGTAATGATGCTATTGAAGAAATCTCACAGATTGCACGACAACAAGAATCCGCAAGAGGTTTTGAGGTTGTCTCTACTCTAATCAAGACCGTTGGTGAAACCACAAAAGACCTATATCAACTCCAGAAAATGACCAAAGACCTTAAAGGTCCTGATCCGGACTCCGATCCACGTAAGAAGAATCCTGATTCCATTAATGTAGAACAGGCTGTATTTGTTGGTTCGGCAGCCGAGTTATTGTCTGCCATAAAGAAAAAGAAAGAAGAAGATGGCAAGGACACCGTATAGTTATCAAAATAATCCTAATCTTCCCAACGAACAATATCGTCATTCATTTACACAAACAGAATTTGATGAATACCTAAAGTGTGCGGAAGATCCAGTTTACTTCGCTCGTAAATATATTCGTATCATCAACGTTGACCGTGGTTTGATTCCATTTGACATGTGGGACTTCCAGGAGCGTATGCTAGAAACATTTCATGCTAATCGTTTCTCTATCTGCAAACTACCACGACAGGTTGGTAAATCAACTACCAGTGTAGCCTACATCCTACATCAAGTATTATTCAACGAAAATTTTGTGGTTGCTATCCTTGCTAACCGTGCACCTACGGCCCGTGAGTTGCTAGGTAAACTGAAACTAGCGTTTGAGTATCTTCCTATGTTTCTCAAGCAAGGTATCAAAGAATGGAACAAAGGTTCTATATATCTGGCCAATGGGTCAAGAGTCCTAGCAGATTCCACCTCTGGTAGTTCTGTCCGTGGTTTCTCGTTCAACTTAATCTTTTTGGACGAGTTTGCGTTCGTACCTAATAACATCGCTGAAGAGTTCTTTAACTCAACCTATCCTACCATCTCTTCTGGTAAAACTTCTAAAGTTGTTATAGTATCAACACCAAATGGAATGAACTTGTTCTATAAAATGTGGACAAAGGCAGTTGATAAAACTAGCACCTACATTCCTATTGAGATACACTGGTCTATGGTACCCGGGCGTGACCAGGCCTGGGCCGAAGAAACTATAAGAAACACAAGTCAACGTCAGTTTGATCAAGAGTTTGGTTGTGAGTTTTTAGGTTCATCTAATACTCTTATCAACGGTGCTAAGCTAGCAGCATTACACTGGAAAGAACCTATTCGTAGAATGGAATGTATGGATATATTTGAAGAACCTATTCCAAAGCACACATATGTTCTAACCGCAGATGTGTCTGAAGGTCAAGGTCTAGATTATTCAGCATTTTCTATATTTGATGTTACAGAAATACCATATAGACAGGTTGCTAAATACCGTAATAACGAGATTAGCCCGATGCTTCTACCAGCGGTTATCTATTCAGCCGCTACAACTTATAACGAAGCATTTGTTCTTATTGAAATAAATTCAATAGGTTTACAAGTGGCCGACATTTTACACTTTGAATTGAACTACGAAAATCTTTTAAAGTTTCAAGCAAAAGGTAAACAGGGAACACAGGCATCCAGTGGTTTTGCTGCTGGTAAAAATAAACTGGCCTTTGGTCTCAGGATAACGGCACAATCCAAAATGATTGGTTGTGCTAACTTAAAGACATTAGTAGAGAATGATAAACTCATTCTTAATGATGAAGATAGTATTACCGAGTTATTTTCATTTTCTGCTAATAAGAAAACCTTCATGGCAGAGGAAGGGTCAAATGACGACCTTGCTATGACTTTGGTTCACTTTGGATGGTTAACTGCACAGAAACTATTTAAAGAAACCGTTTCAAATGATATACGTCATGTTCTACAAAAAGAACTAGAATACCTCCAAGATGTGGAGAATGTTCCTTTTGGTTTTATTGATAATGGTATAGATGATCCTTTTCCTGATCAAAAGGACCCCAGTGGAGATAGATGGTTAACTACTGAAAAAGAAGGCCTTTACACACATGATAACTGGGATCCTAGGTTATAATCTCAAAAACAACAAAACGATAAATAAGTAGAAATGGATATCAAACCATTCAACCTATAAAAAGGAGTAAAAAATGGCAACTCTACTTTCACCTGGTGTAGCTTGGTCGGAAATTGATTTAACGACCATTGTGCCATCACTATCTACTACAGTGGGAGGTTTCGCCGGAAACTTTAATTGGGGTCCAGTAAATGAAATTACAACAATTAGCAATGAAATCGATTTGGTAAATACCTTTGGTATGCCAGATGATGGATCTTACGTAGCGTTTTTCACAGCGGCAAACTTTCTATCTTACACACAAAATCTAATGGTTGTTCGTGCGGCCGACCTAACAGGCACACGTAATGCAACATCTGGTAATCAGACAATTGTTATTGAAAATAAAAACGTATATGATATTGAATATATGGACGGTCAAGCACCTGCTAACACAGGCATGTATGCTGCTCGTTATCCAAGTGACTTAGGTAACGGTCTTCTTGTATCCATTTGGGCAAACACATCTAACGCAAATGCTTTCTCACAGTGGACATCTACAGGCCAACTAAACTCAGGTTTGAATCTTTCAGCCTTCTTTAACGGTCTTCCATCAACATCTCATTATGTCTCTTCAAGAGGTGGTATGAATGATGAGATGCACATTATTGTTATTGATACTTTGGGCACATTTACTTCAACTCCAAATACCGTTTTGGAAAAATATTCTTATGTTTCTAAGGCAGTTGATGCTACCAACGATGATGGTACATCAAACTACTATGTAAATGTAATCAATTCACAATCAAAATACATTTACATCCTACACGGTGCTCAGTATCAAAACTCAAATACCTGGTTCTCTGATACAACAACCTGGGGTATGACAGCAGCAAACACTAACTTTGCTCAAGGAAATACAAACTATACAGCAATCCTAACAGGTGGTAATACTGCTCCTATTACGGATGGTGCTTTGTCAACTGCTTATTCATTTTTTGGAAATTCAGACGTTGCTGACGTTTCCTTAATGATGATGGGCAATTCAAGCCCAACTGTAACAGAATATGTTCTAAGCAACGTTACTGAATCTCGTAAAGACCATGTTCTATTTGTTTCACCACAGTTTAATGACGTTGTTAATAACATGGGTAATGAAACAACATCAGCAATTGCAACAAGAAACATGTTTGGATCATCTTCATATACCGTATTTGATTCCGGCTGGAAGAAACAGTTTGACAAATACAA